CGTAACGAGCCGAGGTGCCTTCCTCAATCGCGTGAACGCGTTGTCTCTCGTCAAAGGCAACGGCCAGAAGATGCGCAACCCCGACGCTCATACGCAGCTCTATTCGGAGGACGTGTGGTGAACCATGCAAATGAAAAAGCCGCCCTGCTTGCTGAGATAAGCCAGCTTGAAGCCGCCGCGCCACTGAGCGCTCGTGAGACGGCGCGCTACTTGGAAGTCGAGCGGCGTCTACTGGCTCTGGAGAACCCAAGCCCAATGCTCGCGGATGCGCACTCTAAAAATCCCCCGGAGGCAGAGCATGGCTGAGAAGACCACAAGCGAGGTTGCGACCATGCTCGGCATTCGGACGGACCTGCTCAGGAAATGGAAGAAGCGCGGTTTCCTGTCGAAAGCGCCGGCCGGCGTCTCTGGCCAAGGTCGTTCGGTGGAATGCCACTGGAGCGACGACGCTATCCAAGAGGTACGCGATAGGCTCGCCTCAAAGCCGAACCAAGGCACGCGATACCCCCGCGCCCTCGACGAGGCCACCCATGACCGGTGAGAAGGAGTGGCTGCCGAAGGAACTGCGCGCGCTTCGCCTCCTAGCCGAAGAGGCCGCCCAGGAAGAGGAAGGGCATCCTCTCAAGGTTCTGCGCCCTCTCGTAGCCGCTGGGCTGGCGATTGAAAGCCCGTGGGTTAACCAGTTCCACAATCGAAGATGGTGGCGCATGCGAACAGTATCGCTCTCGGACGCAGGACGCCGCTTCGTTGATCAGATGAACGGACGTCTGCCATGACCGGTGAGAGCGCCGCCCCTGCCGAGATGCCGGGGGTCGAGGAGATCGCGCGGGTGCTTTGCGAAGCGCGCCATCAAATGCCGGTTTCTCCCGATCAATGGGCGGCCGAGGTGGCACATATCAAAGCGATGGAGGTCAAGCACCCGACGTACATCACTGGCTTTTCGACGGGCACAGATGCTATGCGGCAGGCCCGCGCCATCCTCGCCCTCTTCGCCCCGATCCTGGCGGAGAAGGACGGGTACAAGGAAATCGTTCGGCAGGCGGCTGCAGCACGAGATGCGGCGGGCTATATCGGCGCCGTGTGGGACTGCATCGATGACCTCAGCGCCCGCGCCCTAGCCGCAGAAGCCGCGCTCGCTGAACTCAGGAAGCAGATGCTTGCCGATGAAGGGCAGCACAGGGATGCGCTCGCTGCGGAGAGGGAGCGGCTGCTCGCGCTGGTCGAAGATGCTTGCGCCATTCCGCCCGCAGATTTCGCCGGCATGGAGCTTGAGGCCTTCCACCGGGGCGCCGATGCTATGAACAATGCCATTGCCGCAGCCATACGGGCGCAGGGTGTGGGCTAGTCCGGCACACCCCGCGACAGAGCATCAACATGAGGCGGCTCTAGCTTCGCTCGAGACAGGTCACCAGCAAGCCATTCTTCCGTCCGGGCCTTATCCCAAGCCATTCCCCGCCAGACGTTTCGGCTCCCGCAATGGCTGCACACGACCCTGATCCGGTTGAGCGTCGTCATATTGCCCTGAGCCCCGCAATCAGCAGCCGCCTTTCGCCCACAGTCCTTGCATTCGCACAGGAGCGGGACTTCGTGCATGTAGAGCGTGTGGCGGTTTGGACCTGCGAACATGCCTCCGGTTTGGCACTATGGGGTGTGGAGTCAAGACGCCGCCATGCGACTAAAGTGGACGCGTGGTATGATCCGCAAAATCAATGCAGGAGGACGTTGCCATGGGCGCTTGGGGCATAATTGGGTCGATTTTTGCCGTCGTGATCTTTTTGGGAGTTGGCTTTGGCCTGATGGCGGCCGGTGCGCTAGACGAGTTTTTTAAGAGCAAGCCTAAATTGCCCAAACAAAAAAGGCCCAGCCTTTCGGCTGAGCCCTGAATGCCATTTGGCATTGTTCCTAGTTTTTCATGCCATCTCTGGCTGCAGCCAGCAGGGTCTCGAGCGCCCTTCGCCCGGCGCCCTCAAGGACGTGCAGCGGTATGTCGAAATCCTGAACCTTGCCGCCTGCCACGATGCTCATGACGGTTTGCCCCTCGCGGGTCCAGAACGTTACGAGTTCGGCTTTTTGTGGTGGCGGATATCTCTGGTCGAAAGTCATGCCGCTTTCTCCGCCCAACCAGCAACCATGTCCGCGGCCAGCGTCGACCGAAAGACCTCACCGCAGCGCTTCGAATAGGTGATGACCTTTGCCGATCGCCCCGACAGCCAGCCGCCATTCGCGGCATAGGCGTCTGGCGCAGCCAGGGTCTCGTGGCGCTCGACCTTCATCAGGTTCGTGGACTTGAGCTCGTCCGAATGCAGGTGCCCGATATGGGCATAGCTGTATTTAGTCCGGCCGTAGATCTCACGCCACTTGCCGGCGAAGACGGAATCGACGTTGCCGATGTTCCTGCGGTGCCCATGGTGCATGAACAGCGACGTCTCACCCCACTCGTAGACGTAATAGGTGCTGGCCGTGCTATCGACTGTCACTCGCGGCTCGTCTTCGTAGAAGGCTGCGAACAGTTCCCGAAGCCACGCACCCGATGCCGGGTCGTGGTTCGCATCGGCCATCACGATATGAACATGCTGATGCTTCTCAAGCAGCATGCGAATGATCTGACGCATTGTGCGGATGACGACGCGGATGACCTTCTGCAGGCGAGAATCGGCATCGAGAACGTGCCGGTGTGTCGGTGTGACGCTCTCGTGCCCGTCATGGTGCAGCAAGTCGCCAAGCTGAGCCAGAACAGCCGTGTGCGCGTTCGGAGCCAGATCGATCGCTGCGGTGAACCAGTCGAGCAAAAGCTTTTCAGCAATGCCGAGGTCATAGTCAGCGCCCGATTCCTCGCGCCAGGCCAGCATGCCCATGTGCACGTCGGTGACGACGAACATGTTGAGCAATTCGGCATGGCTGGCCTTCGGCGCCTTGACCGCTTTTGCCTTGGGCAGATCGTCCTTGAATGCCTGCGCTGCGGCTTGGATCGCATCGATCTGCGCCTGTGCGTCGAGGGCGGTTTTCGTCCACTGGGCGACGACCTTGCCGGCGCCATCGGTCAGGGTCGAAATGCCCTTGACGATATGGCCTTCCGGCACTGCGGCACCTTCGCCGCGCTCAGGACGCTGCTGGATGAACTCGCGCATGATGCGGCCGGACTCGTCCAGCACTGCGGTCGTTTTGGAGATTTCGAATCCAGGCAGAACGGGCTTCGTTCCCATCATCCCACGAGCCGCAGCCTGATGCAGGCGGCTCTGCAGCCCGCCGCGCGACAGGCCTAACGCCAAGGCCGTCTTGGTTTGATTCCGCTCGCACGCTTCATAGGCGGCAAGTGTCTCAGCCAAGACCTCGTCACTCACGCCCGGCGTCATGCGCGGCCCATCAGCATGCACACCGTGCTTGCGGGCACGATGTACGAAATCGGAACGAGGGCCGGGCTGAAACCCAGCGGGACAAGCATCAGTCCAACGGTGATGCCGACCACGCGCTCGTCATTGTCCAGAACCGGGCCGCCACTCATGCCCGGCGCCACGGTCGCGTCAAAGACGAAGACCGAGGACCACGGCCCGACCTCGCGGACGCCGCCGGCCATGCGGCCGTTGGTGGTGACGAACTCGATGTTGCCAGGGTTCCCGCGGGCGTGAAGATTTTCGCCCTGGCGCGGCTCGCGACAAGCCAGGCGAGCAACGCCGATCTTCTCGGCCGGGTCCATGCGGAGCATGGCGACGTCGTACTTCTTGTTGGTCCACAGCACAGTCGCTTCGCGGGATGAGCCGTCATCAGCCTTGACCGTCATTTTCGTCTGGTCGGATGCAACATGCGCCGCGGTCACGATGAAGCCATTGCCGATGTGAACGCCGGAGCCATGGCCGCCAGCGTCGATGACGATCTTGACGGTATGGCCGGCCTGCTTGGTTCCGGCCGCCGTGCTGCATGCCGCCATGAGAAAGGCGAGCGCCAGCAATCCCGCGATATGCAGGTTCCGCATTGGTATCTCCGGGGTGAGGATGGTTATACGCTGCGCTTGAAGAGCTGGGAGATGATTGACCAGCGGTCGGATACCCACCAAACGATTGGGGCGATGACCATTCCCGCGCCGATGGTCCAGCGGAAAAAGCTTTTTCCGACCTTGGCGAATGTCAGGGCGTTAGCCACTTGCTCCCAAGCTGGCTGCATGGCCGCAACCTGCTGAGATACGCCGTCAAGGTGATGTTTGTTTTCGAGAGAGAGCCGAAGGATCTCATCAAGTTTGCGCTCTAGGGCGTCCATGCGGGTCTGTTCCGACCTCGTCATGACGCCGCCTCTACCGCAGCCTTCCGGCGCTGCTCGCAGACCTTGAGAGCGGTGCGATCCTTGTTCCAGTAGCGGAACGTTTCGTCTGCCGAAAGGCGCTTGATTTCCGTCTGAACCGGCTTTGGGCAGGCAATGCGTGCTTCTGCTGGAATGTCGGGCCGGATGAACTCGACCTTCACGGTTGGCTTGTCATTTCTCGTTGAGCAGGCGGACACGATCAGCGTCAAGGCCACAAGCGTCAGGGTTCGGAAGATCACGGCTGCGGCGCTCCAGATCGGCGTTCTTGTCGGTAAGGCGTGAGATTTCTTCGGTAGCTTGCCGGGATGCTTGTTCGGCAGCACGGGCCTGCGCGTCGCGCTCAGCCTGAGCCTTGGCATTGGCGGCTTGGATCTGCGCCTGCCATTCGGCATTGTTGAGTGCGACTGCCGTTTTGACAGCCTTGTCCTGCATGCGCTCGATGGCGGCAAAGCCACGCCAGAAGCCGAGGCCTGCCAAGAGGAGGACGCCAAGGGCAAGAACGGCATAGATCGCTGGCTTGCTGAAGCGGGCCGTGAGAAGCGCGAGCATCACATGCCCTCCAGGCACATGGCCCGCTCTTCGGCGCGACGGCGCGTGAGGCCGGGGAAAACGATGCCGGCGGCTCGGTTCCACTTCATGAAGGCATCGCACGCGGCTTTGGGCTGGCCGGCGTTCTGCAGACGGGCCACGCTGGATTTGCAGTAGGCGCCTGTGCCGATGTTGTAGGCGAGAGAGAGATGCGCGACGTAGCGCTTGGCCGGCATGTTAATAGCGGAGGGTACGCAGCGCTCGACGGCTTGCCCGAACTCGTCAGCGCGAGCCAGAAGCATCGCCTTGCACTCTTCGACCGTGAATTTCATGCCGGGGCGGATTGGCTTGCCGTCGGTGAGGCGCGTTTCGCCCATGCACGCTGTCCAGGGGTAGCCCTTGGTAGCTGGGTCCGGGTACGCGTTCTGGCGGAAGCCTTCAAAGCCAGTGAGCGTCGTGGCGACGATCGCAGCGACCGCCGCACTTTTCTTGACGCGGCTCATTGGCCGCCTCCTGAAACGGACTCCTGCGCGATCACGCGGGCCATGGCGGCGCCGAAGCTGACAAAGGCCGCGATGGCTGCGAACGTCCCGCGCGGTATCGGAGGGTCATCCATGAAGACTTGGACAGCCACCTCCGCCGCCCCAAAAATGGCAGAGAGCGCGGCAAGACGAAGGCTCCAGGCGCTTTTCAGCACCCGGCGCCAGTTGGGGACGAGTTTCACTTCTTGGCTTCCGTGTAGAGATACAGGTCTTCGCGCTCTGGAAACCCGGAAGCGAAGCCGACCGCGTAGGTGTCATGACGAGGCGGCAGTGCTTCATTGAGCCGAGGGCAGACGAAGCCGATGCGTCGATGCGCCATCATCGAATAGTCGCGCTTATCCAGCGCCTCGACCTTGCGGCCCGACGGGTGCTTCTTCATGGCTCTTTCCTGAAGGCAGGCTCGCAGGCCAGAACAGCCTGAAGAGCCTTGATGGTCAGAGGATCGGCCACGCCTGTCACACGCAGGCAATGCGCCATCTGGAACGCCTTGAGCACCGACATACGGCGCAGGGCGCAGCCATTCAGCGCATAGCCAAGCTTGGTCAGCGCGGCCTCGACAGAGGCCTCGGTCATGTTGGGGCGCCTTGGGTAATGGTGATGAGTATAGGCCAACTCGGCGGTGCAGCGAGTGCTTGAAGCTGAGCGTCACTGGCGCGCGAAAGCGCCCCGCAGGTTCGCCGCGGAGGCAGAGAAGAAATGACGGGTCATGGATGCTCCGGGGGGAGTGGAAGTTGGAAGGGGTCGGTGCTATGCCGCACCGGGCACAACCAGCGGGCGCAGATGGCTAACTTTCGGATCGAATGCGAACGAATCTCAGAGTGGCATTGGCTCGCAAATGCGCGCGGCTATGGCACCGGATTCGGCACGGCAGGCGGCGCGTCCGAAGAGGAGGCCATCACATCGATCAGGCAGATGGCCGCTCAAATGAGGGACAAGCCCAGCGGCATACAAAATCCTGCCATGCTTAAGCTGGTTGATGCGATCTTGGGACTAGAAACGTCAGAGGAAGCTGCAGTGCATTCGTGGATCGTAGACGTTCTTGGTCAGCCACTACCAGCCGAGGGTGAGGCCGTAACTTTCGGTGCCACCCAGGCCGCGATGCGTGACGGGGTTTTGACTTTTGCCGACGAGCACGAAGCCGGCCAGGAACAGACGAGCGAGGCGTTCGGTTTCAAATGGGGCAAGCGAGACACCTACTCCTCTCCTGATGTTCGCGCGAACCAAATCAAGTGGCTGGACGAGCGCTTTGGAGGGCGTTCGGTTATGAGCTACCTGGGCAACAGCCCTGAGCATCCGGTGGTACTCGACGCGGGCTGCGGCGCGGGGTTCTCTGGCGAGCTCGCGTTTCGCGACGACCTATCCCGCATTCGCTACATCGGTGCCGATATCTCCACCGCAGTAGAGATCGCCCGTCAGACGATCGCGCCGCTGGCGCACGAGAGCCTATTTATTAGCTCTGATCTGACGAAGCTGCCCTTCCGTCCGGGTTCCTTGGACGTGATCTTTTCAGAGGGCGTTCTGCATCACACGCCGTCGACCAAAAACGCCTTCAACTCGCTTGTGCCGTTCCTCAAGCCGGGCGGAATTTTCGCCTTCTATGTCTACAATAAGAAGGGCGCCATTCGGGAGTTCACCGACGATTTCTTGCGAGACATCTTCGTCGAAATGAAGCCCGAAGATGCCTGGGAGGCCATGAAGCCGATCACCCAGCTCGGCATTGCCCTGGGAGAGATCAGCGCCAAGGTGAAAATCAGGGAGGACATCCCCGTCCTCGGCATCAAGAAGGGCGAGATCGACGTACAGCGTCTGTTTTATTGGTCGGTTCTCAAAGCCTATTACCGGCCTGAGTTCTCCTTCGACGAGATGAACCACATCAATTTCGATTGGTTCACCCCTCGATACGCCTTCCGCCAGACCCCGGAGGAAGTTCGGGCGTGGGTCGAAGAAGCTGGGCTCGCCGTTGATCGCCTTCATCATGAGGAAGCCGGCATTACAGTGGTAGCTCGCAAGCCTTAGGGGTAATAAGTTGCAACCCACTGGTCGAGCGGCATGACAGTCCATGTTCCGCTCGTTCCGGGATAATTTGCGATGGTTCCTGCGTAGCTCCAAAGCGAAGCAGGAACCCCCCAGCAAATCCCCGTCCCATTGGCCATGCCCGGTACTTCGTAGATGCGGTCACACCAGGCCTGGATTGCTGGAAATGTGCGTAGCTGCATCTCATAGAAGGCTGAGACCCAGCAAGTCGAGCCCGGATAGGTTGACCGCCCCACGCGAGGCTGCGCCAGCGGGCGGATGGTCGAATTCGCCGGGCTGGCCCTCACCACATCCGCGAGCGAAAGCAGCGTTCCGGCTTCATCGGTCCAAGCTACGTCGTTGGGGATGTCAAAAAGGACCCACTTGCCGCCAACTACGGCCTCGAGCGCCACATGGCCATCGTCAAAACCGTTCGGCTTGGTTACGTTGAGCATGTGAACGCGGCGCGTAGACACGCCCACGCCTGGGGCGCACCCGCGCACAAACGCGGTTGTCAGCCCACATCGCATCTCGACAGGCCGATATTTCGCGAGGTCGAGCAACTGCGCCTGCGTCAACGCCTCGTCGGCCGTGCCGTAGGAGCACAAGGACGCCATGGCCTCCATGAACGGCAGAACATCCATGGAGCCATCGGGCTTCGTAACCACCCGATAGCCGCCGTCATTGTACGCGCCGTAGGGCGACACTGGGTCAATGGCCGCAAATGCCACCAGCCCCTGCTGCCCAAGCGGGAAATAGGCCGGGCCGGCATAGGCGTTGTAGGTGAAACCTGGCGCGGACGTGAAGAGACTTGGCCCCAGTGCGCCTGCGCCGGAGGCCAGAGGCGCGATCTCAACTGACCCATAGGGTGTGATATATCGGGCGCGCTGGTAGAGCGTCATGAGCGCCGCCTCACGCCGAAATCTGGTAGAGATTGAAGAAGGTGTACGGGGTCACCGCGTTGTTCTTGTTTGCCCGCCCGCCGCCCGAATTCTGCCAAACGGCCATAGACAGCGTATCGCCGTTCGCCACTCGAATTACCCCGGCTTGCGCGCAGAACGACCCGTTGACTGTGACGTTCAGGTATTGCGCGCCGTTCTTGTAGATATAGGCCTGCGTCGTCGTCGCCGCGCCACCACCCTGGCTCGGGTTATAGAGCATGTTGAACGACCACACGCCTGCGGTCTTCTGTCCGATCGTAACAATGCCACCGGATCCGAACGACGCGTCGCTGGCCTTGGATCCGCTAACAGAGAAATCGTTGACGACGGTAGTTGTCGACGTAGCAACACTCTGCGTGCCCGCCGTCACCATCTCGAAGAAGTTGAGCTGCGGAGCCGTGCCTGATGCGGTGATGTTAGCGACGGTGTCGCTGGCGAGCGGCGAAAGGACGCGGATATTCGTGCCGTCGTCCGCGCACCAGATCATTTGACCTGAGACGAGATCCCCAACTGCGGGATCAGTGCCGTCGCTTTTCTTGACACGTCGATTGCCCAGTGTGGAGACATTGGCATTGACGGTCGTGCTGGTATTGGTCGCGGGGATCGTGACCAGCATCGGGCGGCCTAAAGCATAGGCCACAACCGACGGGACGGGCGTCAGCACCCAAGCATTCGCCGTACCGGTCGCAATCCCAAGCAGAAATTTGCCCTGCTGAAGCGTCCGCGCGAAAGCCGTCTCGAGATTGGCAATGTTGCCGTCGTCGAGTGCATCGACAGCGCCGTAGTCGTTGATGAACTGGCCGATCATGGCGGCCATAGCTGCGGATTGGCGCAGGCCCTTGTTGACCTGCTGAGACTGAGCAACGCCCGCAGTATAGCCGGAAAGGCGCGCTGCAAGACTGTTCCAGTCCGACTGCGAAAGCACGTTCGCTCCGCCCGCCGTGGCGAACGGCAGGAAGTCATTCGTTGGCATCGAGTGCTCCGAAGATCAGGAAGTGAAGTAGCTAGGAGGGGCGCCCCAGGCGCCGCTGTCCCAGCCAGAAATGAAGGTGTTCTGGACGTCGAACCCGAAAAGAGGTCCGGTTACCGTCGTGATCAGGTAGTTGGCCTGCACGCCTTCTGGTTTCAGCGGCAGATAGCCCTGCGACAAAAGCGCGATGAAAAGGGCTGAGGGGATCACGCCAGCAACGCCGAAAGTGATCGTCATGTCCTGATTGTCGACAACAATGATATTCGTATCGCCATTCGGGAACAGAATTTCCAACGCCTGCTTCGCGCTGGGCAGTGTGCCGTCCCAATTGTTCGCGGCGATCTTGGCGCGAAGCAGGGTCCGGTATGTGTCGTCGTCCAGGCGCGTGATGCCGGCTGGTGTGTCGTATTGCGGCTGATACCAGACACCTTGGTTCCAGCCCTTTAGCGCGGTGTCCCAAGAGAACCAGGCATTGGCGATCGGAACCTTGACGAAACGCGTCCGCCCGACCCACTCGCCGACCTGATCGAGCTGAACGCCAATCGCTTGGTCAAGATCAAAATCCAGCGGCAGATGCGCCGTGAAGGCTTGCTGAGCAACGATCGGCTCGACCAAGGCCTTGATCATCGCGGCGAATTTTGGCTTGCCGCGATGAAGCGATGTGATGAGCCCGAGATAGGAGTCAACGTCAGCCATCAGGACACCGTGATTGCGACGTTTGCCAGCGCTGCTGTCGGAGCTTCATTGAAGGCGATAGCAAGGTCAGAAGTCCCGAACGAACCGGCGTTCTTTGCGACCGTCAACGCCGTCACCTTGTAGGTCTTGGCATCAGGCGAAAGCGAAAGGTTTGCCGGAACGAACATCTCCGCCCATTCGACGAAGCCGTTGGTCCCGCCGATATCGAGGCCGTTGATGAAGTCGACGATTGCCTGCTTTATCCCCGCCTCGATCGCGGCTGTATAACCGGCCTGCGCAGTCAGCGAGATATTGACCTTGATGGTCGCGGTCGTCGGTCGGTAGAACTTGATCGCGCGAGCGACGCCGTATTCGTCGGTAATCGTGACGCTGGTCGTCCCATAGGTGCCGGTGCCAGGCGTTTTCTTGTCAGCAATGGCTTGGGCGATGGCCGTGGCATCGCCGCCTTGCACAACCAGCGAGATCGAATGCGCCGGAATACCGTTCCCGTCGGTCGTGCCAGTGTCGTTCTCGTAACCCTTCAGCCGCTCGACACCAGTGATGCTGGCAACCGCGCCCATGGTGCCTTCGAAAACGGTCAGAGAAGGTAGGGCGGTCGAGATGGTCTGGCGTTGACGCAGTTCGGCGTCGAGCTCAATCGGCTGGCCTGGCGCAGCGGCGTTGGCGTTTGTTACGCTCTGCCAGCCACGAGTGGGTGTGCCGATTGTCGTGATAGTGCTTGGTAGCGCGAGGATAGCCCCTGCGGCTTTTGCCGTTGCCGTGACGGTGATCGAGCCGCCCGAGGGAATGGTGACGCTGGCCGGCAGAAGCCATTGGTTGCCCGCGTCGTCCTTGGCAATGCCGCCCAAGATCGTGGTGCCGGCCTGCCCAACCAGCGTCAGATCTACGGTCGAATTGGAGGCAACGAGTCGCTTGATGCCATTGATCTTGACGACCGACGACAGGCCAACGCCGCGAGCCGAAGAAGGGGAGAAAGCATTATAGACCTGCACCGCCATGGCATTGGCATCATCTACGGCCGCCGCGAAGATGGCGAGAAGCTGACCGTCTTGGCTGTCGGGATCGATATAGACGTCTTGGCCGTAGATGCTTTTGAATTGGTCCTCGAGATAGGTGAGAACGGCGGTATAGTCAGGCTTGTAAATGCCGTTTGCATCGAGCGTGCAGACAGGGAGAGCCATTAGAAATTCACCCCGGTCACGGTGGCGACGCCGTAGATGGTGTCGATGGTCAGATTGACGCTGAAGTCGCGCGTGTCGCGGTCAAGCGAGCTCGAGTAGTCGAGCAGGGACTTGGCGCCCTGCGTGCCGAGAACGCGGCGTCGGATGGCAGGATCACGGGTATTGGCCGTGCGGACACCAAGAACTTCAGTGTTCCACGTCATGCCTTCGCGGCTGTCGAGGAACCATTCGCCCTCGAATAGAAAGAGGCGCGTCTTGACGGCTTGGGAAACCGCGTCTGGGACATCAACCCAGAAGTCGGCAGCGCCGCGGCCGAACGAATAATCGCCGTCTGAATCGAGCTTGCGATAACGCATCAGTTCGTCGGGCCTGTGGATGTGCCGCCGCCTGGCTGAACGCCAGTGTGCTTGTGGCTCGATAAGTGGATGCCGTTGAGATCGATTTCGCCGATGACCTTGAGCGTCCCGGTGAACGTGATGTCGCCGGCACCTCCAGTCATCGTGACGCCATTGGCCGCGCTGATCCCGACCGTCTTATCGGTCGTGATACCAACGCCGCCAGCGCCGGAAAGGCTAATCTTGGTATTGCCGTCGTCCGAGCGGACTTCGGTGGCACTGGTAGAGACATTGGCCAGCGCTTTTGGGTCGGACTTGAAGCCCAGCACCGCGAAGCCATTCGACAGATTGTTCATGCGCGAGTCGGTCGGGACTTGATCCCCGCCGCTCTGCTGCCAGCTTGCCGGAGAGCGCGAGGTGAAGTGCATAAGCACCTCATCGCCCGGCTTCACTGGAAAGGTCATGGTCTGGCCGCCCCCCGAGGGGAACTGGACAGGCACATCCTGCAGCACCGGAATATCAACGGCCTTTTGCGTGCCGTCTTCCTGCTTGACGAAGCCCTTGACGGTTAGCTGGACCGAAACCCGCTGCTTGGCGGCGTCATAAGACACCACGCGGCCCGGAGCCGAAGTCCAGACACCGGCCAGCTTCTCTTCCACGGCCGAGCGGATGAGCTCTTCCGGGTCGGCAATCCTTTCTCTGGCGTCCATCAGTTCTGCCCAGGGTCGAGATCTATGCCGCGATTGGCGAGGCCGATCGGCTGCGGGCCTTGGCCGTCAGCGCGCGTGCAGACGACTTCGGTGTACCAAGGGTTGCCGTGCGTATCGCCGTGGTGCTCGCTGACGAGAACCTTGTAGAAGCCGTCCTCGGCAATCGAGGGGATCATGCTGTTCTGGACCGCGGCGGTGTAGTTGGGGCTGAAAGCCGCTTCCTGCACGCTGCTCTGGTCGAGCTTGATCCGGCTGCCCGGCACAATCTGCGGGTTGAGCAGCATCCGCACGATAATCCCGCCGATCGTCTGGACAGGCAGGCCGATCATGCCGGTCTGCGAATTGACGATGAAGGCTTGTCCCGGAAGCGTCTCATTGTTCTTGAGGATTTGCAGCTTCTGGTTCTGAATGCTCCAGCTCGTGCCCGTCGAAAATGCGACGTCTCGAAGTAGATCGCGGGCCATGCCGAAGAGTGTCAGAGCACGTGGGGCCTGCTTGGTTCCAAGGTCGGTGATGTAGCCCGCCGTGACGCCGTATGGCTTCATTGCGGTCAGCGCGACGTCGACTTGATCTTTGAAGGTCGCGCCAGAGGCGAGCGTCTTGCTGACCGTCGAGAAGTTGTAGGCACGGTCGCCGGATGTCGCCACAAGGGCCAGATAGGTCTCGACCGGGTTTTCCCGTCCGTAGCGGGCTTGGATCACGTTGCCCTTGAAGATAAGCCCCCAGCCCTCCTGGTAGCCCGCCTCAAGGGAGACGATGACGCCTTCCTTCTTGATGAAGCGCTTGGCTGTCTCGACCTTGGGGTTAGTGACGAAAATTTCAGCCGAGTTGGGGCGCTGAACGTCGTTCTGTTCGATCTTGAACCGAATGCGAAGCTGGGAGACGTCAACCTCCTCGCCACCTTCGCCGATCGTGAGCTTGAGCTTTCGAAGCCATTGCCGCGTCATGACGAGATAAAGAGCACCTGGCCGTTGCTGCCGAGATTGGCGTAGGTCGGCTCGACCAGCACATTGCCGTCCGTCTGGACGCGAATTTCGCCGGGGATGCCGAGGTAATCGAATTGCTGCAGAACGTTTTCGCCGGCAGTGAGCGGCAGGCCCATCAGGATCGGGTTGCCGTCAACGTCGGAGAGGTCAATAAACCAGCCCCCGTCGGTCGTGGCGCCCCAGCCAAAGCGCACCGTGTATTCAACCGCGCCAAGCTGTATCTGCATCTCCTGCGCTTGGGGCAGGAGTGGGAAAGCCCAAGTGGTCATCAGGCCCTCACGGACGGAGAAGCGAAGCCGGACGTGCTCGAGCTCTTAAGCTGCTGCTGGCCGGTGTTTGCAGTTGCACCGGTTTTGGCCGGGTTGGCCTGCGCGCTATTGGGGGCGCTCGTCGTCTGAGTCGAGACGATGATCACCTCGCGAATGCGGGCGGTGACCATCAGGATGTTCTCTGACCTCTCATCAGTCTGGACCGACAGCGAGGAGATCAGCATGTTCTGGTACGACCGCTTGCCCGTCGTCAGTTCGAACGGCTCGCGGGTCTTCTGGAGCGCCAGGAGCGCGTCATAGGCATCGCGGGCATAGCCGACATAGCCGCCAGTCGAGTCTGACCAGCCAATCTGCATCTCGACCTCAACCGGTCGGATAAAGGCATGGTCCGAGATAGCAGCGCCGCGCTCGACAGGATGATCAGTGATGACCATTTCGTCGCGCATTGTCTCGCGCACCACCACGTCAGGGATGAGCGTGCCGATCTGGCGCGCGCCGGTTGTGATCAGCGCGAAATTGTCGTCAATAATGGCCATATTGAACCTTGGACGGCGCCACGCCACCTACTGAGCAAGGAGGCTCACATGCGAGCTATTGTTCTGGCCTTGGCGCTGATGGCGTCTGGGGCGGCTTGGGCCGTCGAGCGACTGCCATCTTTCCCTAAAAATACCGACTACAGAGAAGCGCGCCGTAGCCTTATCGGGCTGGGCTACAAGCCAATTACTCTGCCAGACGCCGATGAGTGCTCGCCCGGAGATGGGCGATGCCAAGGCTACCCGGAGATGAGCTCGTGCGCCGGTACTGGGCTGGGGCAATGCCTCTTCGTCTGGAAAAGTCCCGCCGGGGCTCTGATCGAGATCATAACCGTCGGCGAGAACAACCCTGGCGTATCGGCCGTGAGGTGCCGGGCTAACTGCCGTTAGCGAACCGCACCCTGCATATTGCGAAGCATGCCGCCGTTGACGCCCTTTTGAGCGTCCGCAATGGCGGCCCCGTTCGCTGCGGGGTCGGACCCGCCCAACATGGTGATGTTGGTTTCCTGCTTCATCTCTACGTTGGTCGAGTTGTTATTCGCAGGAGGCGTCAATGGGGCGATGCCTGCGCCGAAGAGCGCGGCGTTGCTCTGGATTGCCGCCATTGAGCCGGCGTTGATGCCGGAGAACGGCGCGTATCCAGGAGTATATCCGCTACCTGTGCCCTGCTGGCGGGAAAGGAACCGGTTGAAGCTCGAGACAAACTTGCCAGAGCCCTGCCCCTGTTCAATGCCGCCCGGCAAGCTGGTCCAAGTCCCGGCAAGAGCAGAACCGATTCCAGCAATGACGGCCGGGTCCTTGCTCTTCAGGTCCGAATCCAGATCGCGGCCGGTCTTCCTTCGATAAACACCGCGCGCCAGATCATAGGCTGCGATGTCCTGATTGGCTGGGCTGAAATCGCCTAGCCCCAACTTCTTAGCCTGGGCGTCCCAAGTTGAGGCGAGGAACTGGTAGCGGCCGGCCGCAGAGCTCGTTCGCCCTGCGTTTGGGCCGGACGTGATCGGAACGGCCGTGCGCGGATGGTCAGCGTAGCTATCGAATTTCCGCCCCCCGTACATGACATTGTAGGAGTTAGCTTCGGTAGACGCGATGGTGTCGAGAAGCGCCCGGCCTTCGGGGGAGACGGCCGCAGACGATGCCGAAACATTCGCCTTGGTGTCCGGCGCGTCCTTGCCGCCCAAGGCCTTGGGCATCGTCCGCTCCCACCAATTGCGGCGATCGACTATCGGCGGGGCCCCACTCTGCCCCCAAGTCCCATTGGCCCGGCGCCGCGCAATCTCCTCGTCTTCACCGCCGTTGGCGGTCGAGGGGTACATGCCAGCTAGGAAGCCGATAGTAGCTGGGTTAATGCCTAGCTTCAGCAGCATGGCGCCGAAGCCCGCTCCAACCGCCCCAAAGGCGCCCAGGATGCGGACAAGCCATGAGCCGACAAGGAAGGTAGCGAAGGCTCCTAGAACCAGCGTCAGGCTATCGACCGACTTCTCGATTTTCGAGAACATCTCGACGATCGGACCGTCGCCCTTCTCAACCAGGCGGATGAACGCGTCTACGCATTTGCCGACGAAATCGGCCAGCTTGTCGAAGAACTGCGAAATCTTGTCCGCGTTGGCGACCAGGAAGTCGTCGAAGCGCTTCAGAATGCGCTCGATATGCGGCCCAAGATCCACCATCAGCTTTTCGCCAAGGGTGGAAACGGTCAGGCCAAGCTGGCGCCACGCATTCGACAGGTCGCGGCCGGTCTTGGCCGCTTGCTCCTGGTTTACACCAAGAGCCTCCTGCTTCTTGCGGTACTCCTCAAGATAACGAGACAGGTCACCGGACTGGAGCGCTCGATAGGTGTTCTCGTCGAGGCCCAAGGCCTCCATGTATTGCAATTGAACGTAGTACGGCTTTGACGAGAGCGCCTTGGCCAGATCCTTGGTGATCTCGACCGTATCGCGCAGCTTGCCGTTCTGCTGCGTCGCCACGCCCAGCGAGCGCACAAGGCTCTCGTAGCCAGGATTGGAGCGGAGCTTCTGGCCGAAGGCTTCGATCGAGCCGACCGCGCTCTGATAGGAGCCGCCAAGCTGGCTGACCGCGTAGCCGACGGCCTTGATGTTCTGAACCGACGCATTGGTGCGCTGGCTCATGTAGTAGATTTCGTCGAAGCCGCGGGCGATCTTCGTGACCGCTGCGGTCGTCGCAACCGCAACGCCCGTCAGAATGGTACCAAGCGCGATAACCGACTTGGTCGCGCTCTCGATCGAGCGCGTGAACTTGGCCTCGCTCGAGCCATCGACCTTGTAGCCAAGCCCGACCAGAAATTCTTTGATCGTCTCAGCCACGCGGCTTACTCGCTTCCTGGGCTCGCGCGGCGTTTTCGTCCAAGGCGTCAACCGCCTCGTTCATCAAAGCCACATCGCAGAGGTCGATAGAGCCGTCTTTCAGGCTCTCGTAGCGGCAAAGCCCGCGAACAACGGGCTTCATCAGGTAATCGAGCCCGTCAGGTAGATGGACGGCCTCATAAGAGACGGACGCGCCTCTGCGTTGAATGTTCAGGGGCGTCCGAAGGAGAAAGGGCCGATGGCGTTCATGACGACATGCCCCGAAATGCTGAGCATCGCGACCATGTCGATATCCTCGAACATGGCGCGCTTGGCAGCCGCATTCCAGATCGGAGCCCAGCCGGTGTCACCGTCCTTCTTGCGCTGAACGGTGGCCAGGCAGTGCCCCAAGACGTATTCGACGTCATCGTCTGGGATGCGCGATACAACCTCGGCAATCGGCCCGAGTGCGTCGAGCTTCTGGGCCACATCTCCGCCAGCCAGATCCTTCAGCGCGCCGATGACGGGGGACAGCCGACGCAGAACGTGAAACTGCGTCAGCGCGTCCATCTTGCTCGCGCGGTAGTCGTGATCGCCGACTGTAAACTCGTGCATCAGAGCACCGCAGGCGTGCCGGTGCCGATCACATAGTCGATCTGGGCGGCATTCCACGTCCATTCCATCATGCCGCCGTCCTTGCCGTAGGTCAGGTCAGGCGACTTGCGGAAGCCGCATCCCTTGCAAGTGACGGAGTCACCGCTGACCGGGTTGCGGATGGAAATGGTGTTCTGGCCATAGTTCGCCGAAGACGAAGTGTCGACGTTGAACATGTCCATCAGAAGGGAATTGGTCGGGCTCGTCTTGAGCAGGCGAACCGTGACCGTGCCGTTCTTGGCGGCGTGCAGAG